GACTATTCTTTTTAGAGAAGTAAAATATTTTATGTAATATATGCGATGGGCCGTTGATTAGCAATATCGAGGATTTTAAAAAACTTTCCTCAACTTTTTTGTCAAACTGAATTGTATTAGTCCTATAGCGTTCAGAGGTCTAAATTTTTGCAGCGATTACACTACGAAATAACATTGATGCATAAGGCGTTACAAAAATCCTATCATTTGTTTTAGACCACCAATCATATTGTTAAACAGGTATATTTAATATGTTCGCATCAGTACTGCTGTAAACAAGACGCAAGGAAGTAAACATTCTAATATTCCTATACCGGATTGAATTAGAACAATATATACTATGAGCTCTGTTAATAAAACGACAAAACGCAATGTTGTTTTAAAAAAACCTTTTTTAAGCACTCAATTAATATATTGATTTTAAATCATTTTTATTTTAGATTAAGAAAATAGTTATCTCGAACGTTAATTATTAAGTTATGCCAAATAATCTATAAGTACAATATAACTCATTGAAAAATTGTAACCCCAATCACTACAACTACGCTTACTTTATTTTTATTTGATAAAATTTCATTATAGTCGTTATGAAAAATTATCATCCCGCCGACTTAGTCGACATTCTACGAAAAATTGAAAACCTGATCCGCCCTGGTGTTATTTATCAAACTAATGGCGATCAGGTTAAAGTCCGTACCGGTGATTTAATTACCACCTGGTTACCTTGGTTTACTCATCGTGCCGGTAAAAGTCGCACATGGTGGCGGCCATCGGTTGGTGAACAAGTATTTATTTTAAGCCCTAATGGTAACCTTTCGTTAGGTTGCGTATTACCTAGCATATATTGTGATGCTAATCCTGCCCCATCTAAATCTGAGGATGGATATTTTGTAACATTTCCCGATGGTGCATCATTTGAATATGAACCCGAAACCAGCCAATTAACCATCAAAGGTATCAAAACGGCTGTGATTGAAGCAAGTGAACAAATCACCGCTAAAGCTGGCAGTAAAATTCAACTTGATACACCATTGGTTGAATGTAGTGATCATATAACATTCAAATCATTTAGTGCTAGCGGTGGTGGCGCCAAAGGTAGTACAGGCACCTTAACTGGTAACGTCATTCATAAACAAGGTCAATTATCATCGAACGGCATTGTATTAGACTCTCACACCCATATTGGCGTTAAAGCTGGTGGTGATTCAACAGGAAAACCGCAATGAGTTACATAGGAATGAATAGCAAAACAGGACGAACAATTAACGATATGGATCATATCAACCAATCAATTAAAGATATTCTTACAACACCGATTGGTTCGAGAATTGAGCGTCGTAGTTATGGTTCATTACTGTTTTTACTTTTAGATAATCCAAATACAGAAGCAACAAAATTACGAGTGATTTCGGCAACAGTATTGGCTCTTGCTCAATGGGAACCCAGAATAAAACTTGATGCTGTCGATGTATTTCCTGATAAAGAAAAATTAACCTTACAAATAACCGGTTCCCGAATAGACAAACCAAACCAAACATTTACTAGCGAAATCGAGGTAGCAACATGGCCACATTAACAGATCTTTCAAAATTACCTTCCCCTGATGTGATTGAATCATTAGATTTTGAGGAGATCTTTAATCGTCGCAAAGCCAAATTCATTTCACTTTATAGTGAGCAAGAGCAGGAAGAAGTTGCTAAAACATTACAATTTGAAAGTGAGCCGATTGTCAAACTATTACAAGAAAGCAGCTATTATGAACTAATTTTACGGCAACGAATCAATGAAGCCTCACAAGCATTAATGATTGCTCATGCTAAAGATCAGGATTTAGATAATTTAGGGGCAAACTTTAATGTTTATCGTTTAACAATTCAAGCTGCAGACAATAGTGTCGTTCCGGCTATCAAAGAAATTAAAGAAGCCGATAGTGACTTTAGAGTACGAATTCAATCAGCTTTTGAAGGATTATCGGTTGCAGGACCGCGCGCGGCATATGAATTTTTTGCACGAAGTGCTGATGGACGAGTACTAGATGCCGCAGCAGAAAGCCCATCACCTGCTTGTGTTACATTAGCGATATTAGCTCGTGACAATAATGGTCTAGCTTCTAATGAATTAATTGAAATTGTCAAAAAAGCAGTCAATCAAGATGATCGTCGGCCGATTGCCGATAGGGTAACAGTTAAGTCGGTAGAATTAATTAACTATCAAATCAAAGCTAAACTTTACTTGTATCCAGGACCAGAATCAGAGCCGATTAAAAAAACGGCCATGGATAATTTACAAGCTTATATAAGCGAAAAACATCGTATTGGTCGAAGAATCAGTCGCAGCGCAATCATTTCCGCATTACATGCGGTTGGTGTTCAACGTGTTGAACTTCAAGAGCCAGCACAAGATATTATCATCAACCGTGAACAAGCTAGTTACTGTTCAAACTATCAGATTGAGGTAGCAGGTTATGGCGAATAATACGCTACTCCCCCCTACTGCCACCAAACTGGAAAAAAAACTTTCACAAACGATGGCTTGTAAGCCACCCATACCACTGCGTTCACTTTGGGATCCACAAACTTGTCCATATGAATTACTACCCTACTTAGCATGGCAATATAGTGTCGATCGTTGGGATGAAAAATGGTCTGAGCAGATTAAACGTAAAGTCATCGCCGAAGCATTTGAGATCCATAAACTGAAAGGAACCAAAGATGCAATTCGCCGAGCAGTAGAACCATTTGGTTACTTAATTAAAATTATCGAATGGTGGCAAAACAATCAAACACCAGGCTCTTTTGCTCTAGAAATTGGCGTTTTAGATACCGGCATAACCGAAGAATCCTATAAAGAACTTAGCCGTATAATTGATGATGTTAAACCGGTATCACGTCAATTATCAAATTTGGCTATCCAATTAGCTTCCAAAGGTTCATTAACCATTGGTGCCAGTAGCTATGATGGTAATACTTTAGACATCTATCCGTATACTGCTGAAACAATCACAACACAATCCGAAGGCCATTTTGGCGCAACTATTCATTTAATCGATACAATGAGCATAACACCATGAATCAAACATACTATACAATTTTAACTAAACGAGGAGCGGCACTATTAGCTAATGCTACCGCACTAGGTGTGCCACTGAAAATAACTCAAATGTCGGTTGGAGATGGTAACGGTAAAATACCAAAACCTGATGCAAACCAAACTCAATTAGTGCACGAAGTTAGACGTGCTGCTATCAACACACTATTTGTCGATAAAGAAAATCCCAATCAAATTATTGCAGAACAAGTTATACCTGAGTCTGATGGAGGCTGGTTTATTCATGAAATTGGCTTGTTTGATGACAAAGGTAATCTAATTGCCGTAGGTAACTGCCCTGCTACCTATAAGCCTAAATTAGCGGAAGGCAGTGGTCGCACACAAGTGATTAGAATGGTCATTATTGTCGACAATACTCAATCTATTGAATTAAAAATCGATCCAGCTGTGGTATTGGCTACCCGAAAATATGTTGATGATTTAATTACCGCAAAAATGACGGCTCATGAAAAATCAACTAATCACCCAAATGCAACAACTTCATCAAAAGGATTTGTGCAATTAAATTCTTCCATCGATTCTAATCTTGAAAACCAAGCGTCAACGCCCATCGCAGTTAAAAAAGTCAATGATAACGTTAATTATGCTCATGCGCGAATTAATGATGTTCATGAATATGCTAAATCGATTAATAACGAAGTTATTTCGGCTCACAACAGAATTAGTCAAGTACACAATTATTCAAAAGAAGTTGACGGCAGAGTAACTTCAGCTAACAACAGAATTACTAATGTTAATGAATACGCTAAATCGATTAATAACGAAGTCATTTCTGCTCATAACAGAATTAGTCAAGTCCATGATTATTCGAAAGTGGTTAGCGGTAGAGTAGATAATATCGCTGATAAATTTCAATCTGGCGGTTTTGAATCTCGCATGTATTCACAAGATAAGCGGTTTTATCAAGTGGTTCGAGACGATGGACTCGTTGGCATGTATAGTCTAGTAAAAAACTGTTTTTCGTGGTCTATCAATCACGACGGTTGGATAGATGGTTATTTGCCAGCTAGCAGAATTGGAAAATTAGATGAATTCGTTAGAGATAGAACGCCACCGGTAGGTGTGCCAATGCCCTGGCCACAGGTCTATCCTCCCGCTGGCTATTTTGAGTGTAACGGCTCAACATTCGATAAAAATAAATGTCCTAAACTAGCTGCAGCCTACCCATCAGGAATTTTACCCGATTTGCGTGGTGAATTTATTCGAGGCTGGGACAATGCCCGAGGAGCTGACCCGTATCGCGTAATATTAGACTGGCAACAAGACACTATTCGAAATATTTATGGTCGGTTCCCGGTTGTTACTCGTGCCGGTGGTGCTGAACCCATTACTGCAGATGGGGTGTTCCGATCTGATTCAAGATGGAATGCTGCAGTAAAAATGGGTGATAGTGACAATTGGGGGCAAGTTTATTCATTTGACGCATCACGTGTTGTACCTGTCGCTCATGAAAACCGCCCTCGCAATATCGCATTTATGTATATCGTTAAAGCAGAATAAAGGAGAAAATAATGAAATATCAATTACAACCACAATCAGCAGTATTAGACAGCAAAGGATTAACAGTCTCAGCTGGTTGGGCTGTTGTTTATAATGTTGATGCAAAAGGTGAATTTTTACAAGCCACTTATCAATATTTACCAACGGGTGTTGGCTTACCGGCTCATGCTTACTTAGAAGCCCCGAAAAACGTGCAAGAAAATCAAGCCATCATCCATAATGGCCAACAGTGGACCTACCCTAAAGATTTACGTGGCACCACGATCTACTCTACCGAAACTGGAGCGGAAACGACTATGCAAGAGGTTGGTGACATTCCTGAAGGTTATACCACCTTAAAACCAGACAGTGTATTTGACAAATGGGATGGCAAAAAATGGCAATTAGATAAAAATAAACAGTACCAATCACAAGTTAACCAAGCGACAACTCAAAAAAAACAACTCATTTCCGAAGCAACATCGCAAATCAGTTATTTACAAGATGCAGTTGATTCGCAAATCGCCAGTGAACTAGAAATTCAATTACTCGGTGAATGGAAAAAATATCGCGCACTAGTCAATCGCATTGATATTGAACAAGCACCAAATATCGATTGGCCAAAACAACCCAAATAGCGTTAATTAATCAACAAAGACCTTAGTGTTTTCCCTAAGGTTTTTGATTCATATTTTATAGCACTTATTGATTATCATTCTAGCTACTTGTAATAAATTTTATTACAAATTCATTCATTAACTAACTTTTTTAGATTATGTCACTATCTTCAGCAAGCCATTTTATGAAATGCAAATTCAATGCATTTTATAAAGTATTCATAAACTAGACATTTAAAACAAACTCAATCAGCTCATTCGATCGCCTTATTGGCGATTCGAATTTTTATTTATAGGAATGAAAATATGAGTCAAAAATTTTATACGTTAATTACTCAACAAGGAGCAGCATTACTAGCGAATGCTACCGCTTTAGGTAAGCCACTCAAATTAAGTAAAATGGCTGTTGGTGATGCAAATGGTAATACGACAACACCCAATGCTAGTCAAACTAAACTAATTCACAAAGTGTATCAAGCACCACTAAATTCATTAACCATTGATGAAAAAAATCCTAATCAAATTATTGCTGAGTTGGTCATTCCTGAAAATCAGGGCGGTTGGTTTATTAATGAAATTGGTTTATATGATGAAAGTGATACTTTAGTCGCTGTTGGTAATTGCCCTGCCACCTATAAACCACAACTATCAGAAGGCAGTGGTCGAACACAAGTTATCCGAATGATTATTGTGGTTGATAATGTTAATGCTGTGGCGCTTAAAATCGACCCATCAGTGGTATTAGCGACCCGTCAATATGTGGATGATTTGATTACTTCTAAAATGACAGCTCATGAAAAGTCAACTAATCATCCAAATGCAACAACCTCATCAAAAGGATTTGTGCAATTAAATTCAGCTATTGATTCTAATCTCGAAAACCAAGCTGCAACACCATTAGCTGTCAAAAAAGCCTATGATTTAGCAAAAGGAGCGGTAAAAAAAACGGGTGACACCATGATGGGGGAATTAATATTGTCGAAAAATGGACTGAAAATCAATTATGACAACAAAAATATAATGGCTCTTGTAACGTCAGATGATAATTATTCACACGTTTTTTATAATGCAGAAAAAAAACAATGGTTGAGTAAACTTATTTACAATTCGACTACAAATTCGTGGAATTTTCAATATATTGATGACGTAGCGATTAATGGTAAATCAGCGCTAAAAGCTGGAGATTACGGAATCGGTTCATTGACTGGTACTCCAATGACTAACCCTGATGAACGCTTACTAAGTGGTTGGTACGCAACCAAAACATCAGATTTCCATGATTTGTCTGGCAACGATTCTGCTACTCTTGCGGTTTACGGTAGTTCACATAAAAATTTTTACGTTGAGCAATTATTTACTGTTGCGTCAAAAACACCTCGAATTTTCAGCCGTTGCGCGACATCAGAAGGCAAGCAGTCGTGGTATGAGTCAATCACAACGGCAAACGTTAATAATTATATCCCCATCGGTGTGCCGTTGCCGTGGCCGACTAACAAACCACCTGAAGGATGGTTAGAATGTAATGGCTCGTGGTTCGATAAAAATCAATTCCCCAAATTGGCTGCTGCGTATCCAAATGGATCATTACCAGATTTGCGAGGCGTATTTATCAGGGGCAAGGATAATGGTCGAGGATTAGACCCAAATAGGGCTATTTTAAGTTATCAGGGCGATGCTATTCGAAATATTACAGGTGTTTGTGATAATGCGCTTTCAAGTATTGATGATAGCACGAGTGGTGCGTTTTATCGTCGAGCAGCACAAAATAGATATAAGATTTCACTGATCGCCAATGGGGGTGGCGGTGAAATTATGTGCGGTGATAATTTTGATGCATCACGAGTTGTACCAACTGCTAATGAAAACCGACCTCGCAATATCGCATTTATGTATATCGTTAAAGCAGAATAAATAGGAGAAAAAATAATGAAATATGAATTACAACCACAATCAGCAGTATTAGATAATAACGGCTTAACAATTTCACCAGGCTGGGCTGTTGTTTATAATGTTGATGCTAAAGGTGAATTTTTACAAGCCACCTATCAATATTTACCAACAGGTGTTGGTTTACCAGCTAATGCTTATTTAGACGCACCAAAAAGCGTTAAAGATAATCAAGCCATTATTCACAATGGCCAACAGTGGACCTACCCTAAAGATTTACGTGGCACGATAATTTACTCAACCGAAACGGGTGCGGAAACGACCATGCAAGAAGTGGGTGAAATCCCTGATGGCTTTACAACATCAAAACCAACCAGTGAATTTGATAGCTGGGATGGTAAAAAATGGCAATTAGATGTCAGCAAGCAGCATCAATATGAAGTCAATCAAGCTTCAGCTAAAAAAAATCAGCTTATTACTGATGCAACAGCGCAAATCAGTTATTTACAAGATGCGGTCGAATCAGAAATTGCCAGTAAACAAGAAAAACAATTACTCGCTGAATGGAAAAAATATCGTGTGCTAGTTAATCGCATTGATATCGAACAAGCGCCAAATATCGATTGGCCAAATAATCCAAATAACTAATTTTTGTATCAATTACTGTCATTTACTTATTCGATTTAGCATAGTAAATGACAGTTTCTTTACCTGTTTTATTCATTCTATCTTATAAACATTTTTATTATAAGTTGTAACAATTTCCACTACAAATCCAATCACTAACTCCTTTGTTTTAAATATGTAAATATTGATAAGTACATTAACTTTACGATATGTAAACCACAACGGAGAACTTATGGCTAACGACTATCATCACGGCGTCCGAGTCATCGAAATCAATGAAGGTTCACGCTCTATCAGAACAGTATCAACTGCTGTTATTGGTATTGTTTGTACTGGCGATGATGCCGATGCGACGCATTTTCCACTTAACACCCCAGTTTTGATTACCAATGTCAATACTGCTATCGGTAAAGCTGGCTCAACAGGAACACTCAAACCAACACTAGAAGCAATTGCAGATCAGTGTTCACCGGTTATTGTTGCTGTTCGTGTTGAAACAGGTGCAACTGTTGCAGAAACAGAAGCAAATATTATTGGTACCACGACTGAAGACGGCAAATATACTGGTATGAAAGCACTACTTTCAGCACAAACGCAATTGAAAGTAAAACCACGTATTTTAGGTGTACCTGGTTATGACTCATTACCAGTTGCTACTGCGCTAGTTTCATTAGCACAAAAATTACGTGCCTTTTGTTATGTTTCTGCTTATGGCGCTAAAACCAAAGAGCAAGCGGTACTTTATCGCGATAAATTAGGAGCTCGAGAAGCGATGGTAATTTGGCCTGATTTTGTCGGCTTTGATACCACACAAAAACAAAATGTTACTTTAGCTGCAACGGCTAGAGCGTTAGGTCTACGTGCCCAAATCGACCAAAAAGTTGGCTGGCATAAAACATTATCAAATGTCCCTGTCAATGGCGTCACAGGCATTTCTAACGATGTATTTTGGGATTTGCAAGAAGAAAGCTCAGATTCAAATTACTTAAACGAACACGATGTAACAACTTTAATTTGCAATCAAGGTTATCGCTTCTGGGGCTCTCGTACCTGTTCTGCTGATACATTATTTGCGTTTGAAAACTACACTCGTACTGCACAAGTATTAGCTGACACTATCGCTGAAGCTCAATTCCAATTAGTTGATGCACCAATGCATGCTTCTTTAATTAAAGATTTAATTGAATCAATCAATAATAAATTCCGTGAATTAAAATCTAACGGCTACATTATTGATGGTAAAGCATGGTTTGATCCTGAAGCTAATACAGCAGACATTCTAAAAGCAGGCAAATTATATATCGATTATGATTATACCCCTGTCCCGCCACTTGAAAATCTTATGTTACGCCAACGCATTACCGATAAATATTTGGTTGAGCTGGCTAATTCAGTCGCCACTAACTAAGGAGAACAATTAAATGGCTCTACCTAAAAAACTCAAATACTTTAACGTCTATGTCAACGGGACATCTTTTGCTGGTGAAGTCGAATCATTCACACCACCAAAACTAACCCGAAAATTTGAAAACTATCGTGGTGCAGGTATGCCTGGTAGTGTACCAATCGACATGGGATATGAAGATGATGCATTAAATGTTGAATGGACAATCGGTGGGTTAGCTCATGAAGTGCTAAAACAGCATGGCGGCTTACTCAATGGCGTTACATTACGTTTTGCTGGTGCTTACCAAAAAGATGATAGTGAAGATTTTATTAAAGTCGAAATCATTGTTAACGGACGTCATAAAGAACAAGACCGTGGTGAACTAAAACAAGGTGAAAGCAACTCGACCAAAATCACTACGCAATGTACTTACTATAAAGAGATCATCAACAACGAAGAGATTACAGAAATCGACCTTATCAACATGATCGACAAAGTAAACGGCGAAGATCGTTTATCCAAAGCACGCAATGCCATTGGACTATAACAATTAATTTAAAATTAACCATTTAAATAAAAAAGCCCGCAAGGGCTTCTTACGAGGGAAAACAAATGACTATCAGCAAAAAAATTACGTTAAAAACTGGACTAAAATCAGGTAAAACAACCATAAACGAAATTACTGTCCGCAAACCTTTAACTGGTGATTTACGTGGCGTTAAATTAATCGAATTTATTGATTTAGATATCGACTCATTAGCAAAAGTATTACCACGCATTACTACTCCATCAATTGCTGAACATGAAGTATTTAATTTAGATTTAATTGACTTATCAGAAATCACTAAAGAGGTAATCAATTTTTTGTCCCAGAACTCGAACGATGCCAACAAGGAATCCCCAACCGAGTAGAGGAGGCAATGGCAGATATTGCGCTAATCTTTCACTGGCAACCGTCTGCCATGGATGAATTAAACTTATCTGAACTTATGGAATGGCGAGAGCATGCTCGCGTCAGAAACGGTACCAATAATCCTGAATAATCATTAACAAAATTATCCAAAATAAAAGGTACCGTTTGACTACATTGATTTTTAAATAATTTAAATAATCGAATCAGTACTTAATTAATGCGCTCAACATAAACATCATTAATCAAAATCAGAAAATAAAAGTTTATTAATTATGGCCAAAAATTTTAACAAAAAATCAAAAAATAATAGATACAAGGGAAATAATACAAACAAGCCTCAGTATAAAACCAAGTCTTCTGAAACAAGTCTGGAAAAAAATGTTAATGAACAGGTTAATGCAAAAATTGCTGACAAAAAATCAGATAATAAAGAAAAAACAAGCTCGCAAAGTAAAAAACTAAAAGAATTGGGTAAAAATATTGGTAAACCTGTATTTAATTCGGTTGGTTCCTTTATTGAACTCGAACAAGCTATGAATAAAGTCGCTAGACAAGTTAAAGGGCTATATGACCTACAAGGAAAACCGACTAAATTATTTGACAGCATGAAAGAACAAATTCAATCACTAAGTCAACAAATACCAACTGCCAAAGGAGCACTAGGTATTGCTGAACAGGTAGAATCCAATGCCAAATTAGGGCTAACTAAACAAAGCGATCCTATAAGCGAACAACATAAACAACTGCTAAACTTTACTAAAATCTCGGCAATTTCAGCCAATGCATTTAGCTTACCAGTAAAAGAGTTAGCAACAGATCTGAGTAAAATTGCCAAACTATTTAATATACCAACAGAAAATATTGAAAACTTAGCCGACACCATTAATTATCTCAGTGACAACACCAACGCTAATGCAGCTGATATCATTAGTTCATTAAAAGGTATGGAGGAAATAGCTGATAAACTTAATTTCAAACAAGTTATGGCATTAAATTCGGCGTTCTTAAACCTGAATATAAAACCAGAGGGCGCGATTGCCGCTACCAATGCCATCGTCAACAGTTTATCAAAAGCCACAACGCAATCGGAGCAATTCCAACAAACACTACAATCACTTGGATTCAATGCCAGTAAAATAGAACAAGATATGTCAATTGATGCCATTGACACAATACAAAAAGTACTAACAACCATTAAACAACAGAATACTACCCAACAAACAGAAATTCTTACTAAGCTATTCGGTAGCAAACAGGCGCAAAATACCGGCAAACTTACCAATAATCTGCCTTTACTCACCCAACAACAATCAGTAATCAATAATCCAAATGCCATGGGTTCTTTACAAATAAAAGCCGATATTGACAGTAAAAGTTTCGCGTCACAATTTCAATTATTAAAAACCACACTAGCTAACATCTCAACTTCAATGGGTGGCTCCATGCAAGGACCAATAGTTAGTGCAATGCCATGGTTAACAGATCTCATGGCAAATACTCAGCAATGGGTAAATAACCACCCTACTTTTGTTGCTACCTTTATGGAAATTATTTCAATCACCTCCATGGCAAGTACCGCATTAGGTGCATTAGGAGAAATTCCAATTAAAAGCTTAACCAGTGCATTTAAAGGTTTAGGCACTGTTATCACAACAGTTGGTCGAGCATTTCTACTCAGCCCTATCGGTCTTGTCGTTATGGCTATTGCCGCGGCAGCACTAGTAATTCGAAAATTCTGGGAACCAATCAGCGCATTCTTCACAGGTTTCTGGCAAGGACTCACCAATGAAATACAACCAGTAATTGATAGTTTTTCATTCTTAGGACCAGTATTCACAACTATAGGTGATGCAATAGGCGGAGTGATCAACTGGTTTAGTGAATTATTATCACCAATGAAACTCACAGATGAACAGTTCGAAAGCTGTAAATCGGCCGGAACCTCTTTTGGTTCAGTTGTGGGTAGCATTCTAATGGCACCAATCAGACTATTTGAAAGTCTTGCTAAAATAGTCGGTGACACTTGGGATCTTATTATGTCATTACCTGACAAAATAAAAGAACTACCTGACAAAATAGAACAAATTTTTACTGGTGAAAATGGATTATTCAATAAGTTTTTAAAAATTGGCGGCGATATTTTAGATGGGCTGACGAACGGTATTAAAAATGCCTGGAACGGTTTAAAGGAAAATTTATCTAATCTTGGTAATAACATTTGCGGTTGCTTCAAATCAATACTTGGAATTAATTCACCATCGAAAATCTTTAAAGAATTTGGTGTTAACACTATTGAAGGCTATCAAATTGGGATTGATGGAACACAAGATCTAGCTTTAGATTCAATGAGTAAATTTGCTGACAAAGTGACGACTACTGCGCCACAAATGCCATTTAATGGCATGAATAATAGCACAAATTCTATCGCCAATCCGGGGATGGGTAATATTCAAGGAGGAACCTCACAATATTATATTACCATTAATGCAGCACCAGGCATGAATGAACAAGAGTTAGTCAAAGTTATCACTCAAGAACTTGATCGTCGAGAACAACAACAATTATTTCAAATTAGAAGCAGTTTAAGGGATATCTACTAAAATGATGATGTGTTATGGCTTTTTTGTTTTCTGCTTAAAAACATTACCTTACAAAAATATGAGAATAAACAAAAGTTGGAACTGGGCAAGTAATAATAGAGTCAACAAACGCTCAGCATTACAATTTACCGGACCTAATAATGAAACAATAAGTCTGTCTGGTTCAGTATACAGCGAAATAACCCATGGCAGAGTCAGCCTTGAAGTCTTAGAACGTATGGCATATTTATCTATACCAATGCCACTAATTGAAGGTGACGGTGTTCCGCTTGGCTTTTTTGTATTAAATAGTGTTGAGAAAACCTATACCGAACTAAATCGTCATGGCTCACCACTAAAAATCGATTTCACGATAAACCTGACTAAAGTCGATATTCCAGACTTCTTTGGTGAAGGTGCAATCAAAGATATTATTGATATTATTATATAGGTATAACATGGCAAGTCCATTTTACAAAATTATCTTATTAGATGATAACAAGAAACAAGACATAACCAAAAAATTTGACAATCGTCTTATCTCAATGACTTATGTCGACAATAATGGCTTTCAAGCAGATACAATTAGCATAGTCATTGATGATTCCGATCAGAAAGTTAATTTACCCACTCGAGGTGCTAAATTGGAAATTACCCTTGGTTGGAAAGCTGATAACAAAAAAAACACGCTAAACGATCAAGAAACGGTGATCTTTGATGCAAATATAAAAAATGTATTTACCATCAAGCAAGTTACACATTCTGGTACACCAGATGTCATTACTATACAAGGAGATAGTGCTGATGATTTAAGAAAGCTCAACGATGAAGTTCTCGAAAAATCTTATCACGATCTTACCTTAGGCGAAATAATCGCAATTATTGCTATACGCAGAAATTTAAGTTATCGCTGTGATAAACTGTTAGGTTCCAAATATATTTCACATATTGACCAAACAAAAGAAACAGATAGTTCTTTTCTTACTCGCTTAGTTAATGATTATGGCGGAGGTGTAACGGTTAAAAATGATATCTTAATAGCATTTAATAAAGGCCAAGGGATAACAGTAAATGGAAAAAAAATCCCCCCAGCTAAAATCAAAAGACAGTCAGGAAATTCACACAGCTACACCATCATCGATAGTCAATATCAAGGTGTAAAAGCCTATTGGCATAGTTATAGACATCCCACCAAAAAACCGTACAAAATTATTTATAAAGAACAGATTGAAAAAAGTAAAACTCACGTAGAGGGTGTTGATAAGGAAAAAGCCGAAAAAGAAGAAATGAAAGGTAAAATCAAAGAACTTAGATATGTTTATGCAAATGAAAAAAGTGCAATAGAAGCGGCTAAAAGTGAATTGAAAAAAATTGAACAAGGAATAGCACAATTTAAACTTAAACTAGCACTAGGTCGTCCCGATTTATTTACTGAAATGCCTGTTGAAGTGGATGGATTTAAACCAGAAATAAATTCAACCAAATGGACCATTGCTAAATGTTCACATTCATTAAATAAAAGTGGTGGATTCACAACTGAAGTAGAATTAGAGATTAAACCAGAGGAAGAAAGTTATGAGAATATATATAATTAAAGCCTTAAAAAAGTAATGAAATAATCTTAGCAAAATTAATCTATAGTTTGATGCCTATCAAATGATGACTCCCACAAAGAGTCATCACTCAATTCAAAAAAACAACTTAAATTAATAATTAACCAAGTTATGGTTCAGCTAAACTTTACCACCATTAAATAAAAAACCCCTGTAAAATTGTATAAAAATAAAAATACAAAAAAACTAGACTTAAACCTAAATTAATGTAAAATTAATCTAAGCTTAACAGAAGAGGTTTGTCACATGAAATGTCCACATTGCCGAAACAAAACATTTATACGATCTAGTGAAGAAATTAGTAACTTAACTCGCAAACAGTATTATCAATGCTCCAACATATATTGTGGGCATACATTTACTGCAATGCAATCAATATCTGAAACAATTGTACCAAGCGCAATTCCAGATCCAAAAGTAAACATTCCTATTTCGCCATATAGCCGACACGCCAAAAAAGCCTAAAACATCACCAGGTTGCATCTCATAGCAATCTGGTCCCCTCCTATTCCAAGCACTGCTTCTACTAACTACTAACTACTAACTACTAACTACTAACTACTAACTACTAACTACTAACTACTAACTACTAACTACTAACTACTAACTAGCAAGATTAAAACGTAGAATAAGCATAATATCAACCGCCATTTTATCGCCACAGCATAAAATAACTCGACAAACTGAACATTATAAAAGGAAGTAACCAATTGAATTTAAAAAACTTTGATGGTGGCCCCTACTGGACTTGAACCAGTGACCAATCGATTATGAGTCGACTGCTCTGACCAACTGAGCTAAGGGGCCATGTTTTGATGTGCTACTGACTTAGTAGGGTTGCGATTATAATAGAGTTAAAATTAATTTGCTACAATTAATTAACTAAATAGGTTGATTTGGTTAATTATTAAGCTGACATTTGTCATAATAGCATCATTTATAATAAGCGATATTTTTTAATCAATTATCCTGATACAATGTTTTATATTATTAGTAATGTTTTTTTATTGGTTGAGGAAATATTATGTCTATCAAAAAAACTCTTTTTATTAGTGCTGCACTGTCAGCGACATTATTTTTAAATGGTTGTAGTAGTTCAGATTATCAAGCTACCTCTGCTGGTCGCCAAGTTCAATTTATTGATACGAAACCAGCCGCAACTTGTCAATTTATTGGTAAAGCTGAAGGGCGTCGTAGTACTTTCTTTTCTGGTTTAAAAACGCATAGTGAACTAATCCGTGATGCAGCAACTGATTTAATGAATAAGGCTGCAGCTATGGGTGGTAACGTAATTTATAATGCACAAGATGCATCTTTACAATATGTTTCTGATATTGCCCCAACAGATGCAGTTATGGTTGGTGAAGTTTTCAGCTGTAAATAG